CACCGGAGTCAGTTGTGTTTTTCGGGACAGCGGTCATCATAACAGGAGGGCGGGAAATCTGGGGTGGCCACTGCGTAAGAACTTTGTCGATCATTTCACGAGTAACAGGCATTCCGGTTCCGAGTTGGAGTTCCTCGTCACCGGACATGTGAATTGACGCAATTTTCCTACCTTTGGTCTGGGAGTTGCGAACAACACCAAGAGAGCCACAGTCACCTTCACGGAAATCGCCGTGATAGGCGTAGGCATTCTTGATTTTGATCATTCCATGGCGTTCGGAATAGGCTTCGACTTGTTCGTCACAATGGGCAGTAACAACTCGCTCAATGATAACAGGAACTTTGTCAATAAGACGGGGAACAAAGATAGCCATGGGAAAATTGCCTTTACAGTAGAGCTCATGGTCTTTCTCGTTGAGGAAATAGGGAACAATGTCATAACCTTCGGGGAAGTCGAGGTTGGTAATGACAAAGCTCCACAGGTCAGCGGAACCGTCAACGGGTTGACCGTTAAAGATGTCTTCACAGGCAATTTGACGTTCGATTTCAGGGTTCAGGATGTTGTTCACAATGATCGGAGAGCGGTCTTCTTCTTTTTGGAGCCAGGACACAAAGTGGTGATTGACGATGCACAGTCTACCTTGAAGGATGGTGAACTGCATCATGGAATTTCCTTTTTCATCGTACATCACCCACTCGTTCTTCTTCAGAATGCGAGCAGTGATGTCGTCACACACTTTGTCGTGAGGGCCTTGAGTCTTTTGGACTCTACGAAGAGATCGGACAGGAGCAGGTTGACGCTCCATAGACTGGACTTCTTGAGCACGGCGCAGGCGGCGCTCAATCTTGGGTTCCTTAGGGGCGGAGTGAGTTTTCTGGGGCTCATCAGCACCAGTAACCCAAGCGATGAATTTAGCAACGAGCACAATGACAGCAACGACAACAATGTAGGCGGTCGCAACAATAGTCAATGTGCTAAGAGCTTGCATGAAATCATGGAACCACTGAGATTGAGTAATGGTGGCCCAAAGAGCGGCCACCCGTGTACGAACGGAATTGAGAACATTGTCAATCTTGTGACGGAAGAAATCAGGAACAGTGAAAAC